ATGAAGTTTGTCATACACAAACCTCTTGTTTATGTGTTAATTCACATGGACAGGAGGTTTTTTGTTTTGCTTGATAATTTGCTAAAGGAATTTATATTCGAATTGAAAATCAAGAACTACTCGGATAGGACTGTTGATACCTATAAGTACAATGTGGGACTGTTCATAACATATTTGAATGAACATCATGAAGTCGATGATATTGAGGACATAGCGCCATTTCATATTAAGAAGTTTGTACAACATCAAATTGGACTAGGGAAAAAGGCGAATTACATTAACACGCTGATTAAATCTCTGAGGAGTTTTTTCAAATATCTTGTGACCGAAGAATATATGCCAATGAATATCATGAGCAAAATCCACTTGCTGAAAGAAGATACAGAAGTGATAAAAACGTTCACCGATGATGAGGTGATAAAAATGATTAATTCCTATGATTTTAAATCGTACCTAAACGCACGTAACAAGGTCATACTGGCGATGTTTGTTGATACTGGCATTCGAATGAGTGAATTAATCAATTTACAATCTGAGTGGGTTTACGATACGAATATACGAATTAAAGGAAAAGGCTCAAAGTGGAGATTTGCTCCGATAAGTTTGATGCTGAAGAAATACATGATAAGGTACGAACGGATTAAAACGAAGTATTTCGAGAAGAAGGCACTGGAACATGATAATTATTTTTTATCGAGGGCTGGCAAACCGATATGTACGGTGCAAATTGAAAACATCGTCAAAAACGCTGGTTTACGTGCTGACGTTCGAAAAGATATTCGTTGTTCACCGCATACACTACGTCATTACGCCATCCAAGCGAACCTTAGGAATGGTTTAGACCTGTATTCATGCTCGAAAATAGCGGGACATGAAAATATTCAAGTAACAAAACGATACCTGCAAGGACTTGAAACGGAAAATATATTGGAAATGGCACAAAAAACAAGTCCGCTAATGAATTTACGATAAAAATAAAAAACGAACGGATTATAGGACTGGCATCCTACCGCTCGTTTACCCATGATACAACAATACCTAAAGGAATCGTTGTGCTTATATTTTAGCATGATTGTCCTTTGGAATCAAAAGGAGAAAATTGTATGTGTATTAAAAATGAAATTAACTACATTCAGAAACGTTTGCTTGAACGACTGAACGTTAAGAACCGATCCACCTTGTTTACTATTATCGAGGCGATTTCTCAACAAGCGTACGCAAAAGCTTCATTCGTAGTGTCACAGAAAAATTCTACATTAGCGGTTAAATGTGATGTGACCGCTTCTACTATTTCACGCAATTTAAAGAAAATTAAGGACAAATGCTCTGATTTAATTCAAATTGAACAAAATCGTAATGTATCAGAACAGTTTGCTTCACTGGTATTTACGCTGATTCCACAGGAAAAAAGATGCCCTGAAATGGGGCTCCCTTCAAAACGTCAAACGGATATGTCAAACGGAAAACAAACGGAAGAATGCAATGGTGATGCGGAATTTCATGATATTGCTGAATCGCCTTCTAGAAGTTTTTCTAATCATTCCGAAGTATATATTTCTACTCATAATAAAGTTATAAATAATAGTATTGTTAACAAAGAGGACGTTGAACAAAATGATATTATTCATGATGAATATGTACATGCACGTAAAAACGGAATCAGCACAAAAATGTTCTTCAAGGTCATTGATGAAATCAAAAATAAAAATAATATCCGTAATCTCAAATCATATATCCGTGGGACAATTAACAACATAATCAATCACATATCGTTCCGTGATGGCACAAAAACATATAACAACCCTATGAATCAAATTTTTTATCAATGGCTGCATGAATGAGATTCCCCGAATTTTCGGCATATCTAGCGATATTCAAGGATATTTTATTGAATATTAATATTCAACGAACAGTCGTTTTAATGACAATATTTCCTGTATGTGGTAAAAATTTAGACAAGCCATATTAAGGAGTGATATGTATGTTAACTGAAGTAGATTATGAAAATATGAGTATTGCTGAAGGATTGGAACATTATAGTCGCTTAATGAAACGCTTTAGGACATTAGGAGTAATACGCACAAATAATTTTGTCGGAGATTTAGGAGAAACCATAGCAATTGAACATTACAATGCTACGCCACATTTACCTAATTTACATGCGGTAAAAGTAGGTGAAAAGAACATTGATTGCATTAATGATGCCAATGAACGCTATAGTATTAAATCGTCGAGAACTGGCATGACAGGAGTGTTTCAAGGATTGAACGACCCTGATTTCGATATGCCACAAGAACAGTTATTTGAATATGTTATTGTTGTCGCACTCAATGATGATGTTACGCCACAAGCAATATATGAACTCGATTGGGAAGCATTTATGTCATTGAAAAAGTGGAACACTTCTAAAAGAACATGGTATTTAACGATAAGCAATGAATTAAAGCGTAAAGCAAAAATAATATATGAACAGTAACCAAAAAAAAATGACCACTCACCAAATAAATGATGAGTGGTCGTAGCAACATTGTCAAACATACCGAATGAATGATTTTTATGGATTGCACTGTTTGGGAAGGCAAACAAATGCAACTTATAATACTATTATATTGACTTACTTTGAATTGTAAGGAAGCCACATAAAAAAACATGATCTTGAGAATCTAATAAAATGCTGATTTTACTCATAAAAAAAATAGGAACCGATTTCTCGATTCCTATAGTTTTCATTATGCTTTCATTGTTAAAACTTTGATAGCATTTTGGTTTAAAATCTTACCATCCATGTAAGCATCTAATAGCAATAGGTGTGAACCACGCATTGCTTGAGTTGTGTCACCAGTGATGTGTTGTAAGTTTAAACCTTTTTTAGTCATTGTTGCATATCCTTCACCGAAGTTAGCGAATAAAACAGCACGAGCTCCAGCTTCTACTTCTGGCATATTGTCCTGAATTAAAACAGGTTGACCGAATAATGTATAAGATGGGCCATTTGTTGCAACTTCATGAATTAAGTAGTATTCACCGTTTTTGTCATTTTTCAGTTTGGCAAGTTTGTTGAATGCTTGACGAGAAACAACGAAAACTGCGCCACCGATGTATCGTGGGTGAATTGAATTGTAAAGGTCAAGTAATTCGTCAATTGTAAAATCAGTAGATGAAGCACTTGTAATGCCGTCGATTGTTATATCGTTGATGATACCTTGGAACCCAGTTTCTTTATCACCGTTTAAGATAGAATTATCAACAGTTGAACCTAAACGACGAGCTAAAATACCCATAGAATAGTTAACGATGTCGATACCAGAATCATTTACTAATTGTTGAGATAGTTCGATAGCTGTACCGACACGTTTTTGGTTCAATGTAACTTTGTCTAATTCGAAGTCGTTTTTAGTAACGTCTTCCATTTCGCCAACGAAACCAGCTGTACCTAAATCTCTTTCACGTAGGATTTCTAAGAATCCGTTTACAGGTGTGAAGTTTTTAGTACGAGAAAATAATGGCGCTTCTTCAACTAATTTTTCAACAATCATGTTTGAAATTTGAGTTGGAATAGTTAAGCTACCTGGTGTTCCTTGAGTTGTAACAGGTGCATCCATAGCACGTAATTCTTCGCCAACTTGTTTACGTAAAAATTGTTCCATTGCACGGATTTCTTGCTCTTTTGTTGTTAATGTATTTGTCATTGTAATTTCTCCATTTCGTTGTGTTTTATTTTTTAAGTCGATTTGCTTATTGATTGTTCGAATTTCTTCTAAAATCGCTTCTTGACGTAACTCTTCAGATGAGGTGAATGATGAGCGTTGTTCAATTTCTTTTGCGTTCTCGATTTCATCCGCTTCGGAAAGCAATTCTTGTTTGCGTTCCTCGAGTTGTTTGAGATTTAAAGTTTCAAGTTTCATAGGTTGATAAGTCCTTTCCGTTAAATTGATAGTTGGCTCGTCCACGACATCAATCGAACGTGCTTGAATATTCGATTGAACATAAGCGGGATTACGAACCACAGATACTTCAGATAACACAATGTCGCTCACTGAACGTTGCAAAGTGCCATCGTCACGCTTTGTCCATTTTTCATTTACAACTTGCATTCCAAAAGACATGTTTGTTAATAGGCCATCTTTAATTAAAGTGTGGTAATCACGACCCCAACTCGTATCACTGATTGTTGCTTCCATGTACAAACCTTTGTCGTCTTCACGTAGCACCAATGAGCCGTTTTTGGTGGACGCTAAGAGTTTTGCATTGTCATGCTCCGCAAGGAAATGAATGTCATTGCCTTGTTTTAAAGCACGTGTGAAAGTACCAGGTTCGATACGCTCAATAAAGCGATTTTCACGACCTAGTGGCTGAGACCATTGACCTGTTTTATTGACATATCCAGACACAAAAAAAGAACCCTCGGTTTTTTCACCGACGAGTTCCACGTTTACGTTACGTAATTCAATTTTTTCATTCATATGTTGCATCATTTCCTTTCTCTTGACTTGATGTGCCACCGTCCATGTTGAGGACGTGTGTGTCACCATTTTCTGTATCTTGGAGAACATTTCCGAGAGATAATCTTAAATCGTCTCCACCTTCAACTGGTGGTTTGTCCAATTCAAAACGACCTTCATTGACTGTGATGATACCGCCATTAACCAATTTGTCGATGGAATTTGATAATTCGTCTTGAGTAGTACGTAACATTTCACGAACATCGAAACGGAAATAATATCCGTTATCTTTTTCCTTTTGGGTCAGTAATTGACGGTCAAGCGATTGCTCAATAGCGTTTAAAATTGGTTGCACACAATACGTTTTAAAGTGCATATTGTTTTGTGCGAGTGTTCCGTATTTATTCGCTTTAGCACTAACCATGCTCTCAGGAACACCAAACAATTTACAAATTTCAGAGTTAACATCTCTACGAGATTCCATCATTTGAATCTCAGAAGGATTCATTGAAAGTGCTTGATACTCCATGCCTTCTTCGAGGATGATTGTGTTTGATGAATTTTTTACGCCACCGTAAAGTTTTGACCATGCAAATCGTAAAGCGTTTATTGCTTTTTCGGTCAACCTACTTTTTGTTTTTAAAACCCCTAAAGGTAATGCTCCACGTTCATAAATACCATTTGAATATTCGATTTGGGCGAGTGCTTCTTGAAATACTGTTTTACCACGTACCAATAAACCTTCACCTTCAAATGGGTTGTTAGTATCATTGTTTATAATTCGCAATAATTCATTGTGTTTAAATGTTTTCTTTTTGTTTTCACCAACATGTTGACCTGTAATTGTTGTCAATGTGTACTCCGCATAATCATGTTTAGTACCATCGTGAAAAACCTTAGGTTGAATATTTTCCGCTGGTAAATAATTTAATTCTTTTAATTCGAGCAATGCTTCACCAAGAACCATTTTCTTAACTTCGTAATTTTTATACGCATATGCTTGTCCGTATAATAAATAATCTTTGACCAAGTTTTTCTTAAATGTATTTGAACTCACATTTGGGTCACTCTCATTATTTAATAAAAATAAACGCTTATCTTTTTTTGAAAGTTTCTTAACCGATCCATTCGCATTTTCTTTGTATAAATGAATCGGTAGACCTGAAATTGTATTTACGATTAAACTTACACATGCTTCAACGGTTGGAATTTGCATGATTTGTTTTTCATTAACGCTCATTCCACCGAACATTGGGCCACTTGTTGTAATCTCAACACCACCGAATGTTAATTGTTTATCGGCATTTCTTGTTTCGGTTTTATTCCAAAACGCCATTTAAATCATCCTTTCGTATAAAATAAAATAGGTGTAACACTCGGTTACACCTACAAGAATTTTTCAATTGCTTTATCGTGCCAACAATTGGAGGTTTGTTGACACTAAGAGCTATCGAAAAGAAACCTAATATGTCCGAAAAACAGCTGACAGAAATGGAAGTAACGTTACTGTAAATCTAGTGCAATTTTCGTTGCACGAATTATCACCGTTTAGGAGAATGTCGCATGGGATTACAACAAAAAACGATGATAATTGCTACAACGAAAATCATTCAAATTTGTTCCACCAACCTTTAATCCACGATAATGTAAACGGTGGTTGGTCATGTTCTGAAAGCATTTCATTAATCATTTCTAATGCTTCTACTTGTTTTAATTCTTCTTCTCTTTCTTGTATTTCTTCTAATTCCAATATTGCAAGAATCCTGTAGTATTCTTTTTCGCCAATTATTTTAATTAGCGACTTGTCAAGTACTGCCATGTGGTCACCATCTTTCATAAAAAATATCCCGCCTTTTTTCCGATAAAGACGGGACAAAATATAACACTTAAGGACAATGCTTATGTCAAAGCAACAGTTTAAAAGTCGTGCTCAGCGACCCTCATAATATATATACAGTCCTTTGAGATGGATAAAGAGCAAAACGAAAAAAAACCGAAAGTTTTTTACAAAATAACAAACTCTCGGTCTTCATATACGCTTTTACCTTCCAACAATTCAAGGTTCCATAGATACATAGCATTTATTGTTGCTGCTAACATATCAATTTTGCCTGTTGATTTCTTTTTATTTACGTAACTGTTTAAATTGTTATCAAGCACTTCACGAGCGTTCGCTACGTTCATTTCAAACAATTGATTCGCTTCGTACTTGAATTTTCCATTGAGAATTACTTCTTTTAGCAATTTGGTTGGTGGGTGTAAATGACTGGAATGTTGTTTGATTTCGACAGTGTTAAATCCTGCGTTGTCCCATTTGTTAACGGATGACATAGCATTCCATCGGTCATAACCAATTTGACCAACTGTCACTCTGTAATTATCTGCAAGATCAATGACGAATTTTTCAATGTCACCATAGTTAATTACTTTATCACCGCTAAAGAAACAAAATCCTTGTCGCTCCATAACACGATAATCGACCTTTTCCAATTTCATTTTGTCTTCAACTTTACCTTCGGGTAAAAATGCCCAAACTTTAGTAACAAATGTTTCTGTTTCTTCATCGTATGTGACCATTGAGACTGCGGTATTATCATTGGAATGTGCTAAATCGACCCCAATGTGAACTTTACGACCTGTCCAATCAAAATTGCTGATTTTTCCTTTACGTAAATCATCAGTAGAAACATATACTTCGGCAATATCGCCATCTACGAAAATATTAAGATGTTTTGTTTTGAAATTGGTTTGTGCTGATGGCATTGCAATTGCCTTATCACGCTTTTTCTTTAGTTCGTCTAAGTTCTCGGGCAATTCAATTGCTAGAGGATTCGCTTGAAGTAATGCTTCATCGCTTGTCCAATCTTTCATATTGTCAGGTTTGTAAAGCAACGCGAATAATGTTTCATCACTAATATGACCGTCCATTACTTTCTGAGCAAATTCAATTTGGTCAACCATCGGATTGTGCATTGTATCGTATGCGGTAGAAATCAGGATTCCTAAACGATTCACTGTGTTCAACTGTGACGATTCCATTGCTTCAATAGGATAAGACGTTTTCAATGCCCCGACTTCATCAGCGACAAATCCTGTTGCGAGTCGTCCGTCCATGCGGTCATTAGATGTTGCTAATGGTTCGAATTTGTTTTTTGTAATCAAACAACGGACTTCTTTGAGAACAGTTTTAAAATGTTTGCTGATTCCAGGGCTTGCATCTAGCATTTTCGCAATTTCTTTTTTGATGATGGAAGAGAGGTCTCGGTCTGGAGCAACTGAATAAAATTCACTGTGCTTTGGTTCGATTAACATAAGAATCAAAATAAGCAATGCGGTTAAAAATGATTTACCACTCTTACGAGCAATCAATAATACACATTTTTCATATCGTCGTTTAGTCGGTTTATCTTTGTGTTTCCAACATAATGCGTTAACAATAAAAAACCACTGAAATCCTGCAAGTGCTTCATAAGAGGAAACACCGACACGTAATCCAGTGGGCATGTTAATTAATTTAGTTATGTTCTCAATCAGTTTAAGTAAATCCTCATCTATAAAATATTTACAGTGGGGATCATGTACGTCATCTATAAAATTTTGACACGCCTTTTTGATGTATTTTGCGGAAACGACTTTTCCGTCAACTACATCTCTAGCGTATTGATATGATTTATGGTTTAATATGTACATTTCTGTATCGTCTCCTTATTAAAAATTTGTATTGTATATATACACCAAACGAACAAAACGAAAGTTTCACAAAAATATTTGAATAGGTACCTACGCACAAAATTGTTCCCCCTGTTGTCCGTACACTCCCCTCAGCAAATTTCTAAATTACATAAGGGGGATATCTACTTAATTGCATAAAAAAATAGGACTCATCATTTTCGATAAATCCTATAATTTGTATTCATATTCGTTTGGTATTTCATATTCGAAATCTAATTGTTCTTTAGTTCCTAATTGCCTATTACATGTCATACATAAACAAATTAAATTGTTTTCATCGAAGAACAATTCAATATACTTTGATGCTGGTTTGATATGATGTGCTGATAGTTTGCTTGTCGTTATGATTCCATACTTAATCAAGCAACGTTGACATACACAACCATCACGTTCAATAATCCGTGGTTGTACTATTCGTTTCCATCGGTGAGTGTTACGTAACTTATCTACATCACTTGGTTCACGCTTGATACGTACTACCGTTTGTTTATTACAATCACATGTAGTTCCTATTGGTATTAGTTTGCCGTGACTACACGACGTAAGCATTGCCATAAGCATCACTCCTGTATAATTACATTAGTAGAATAATTGAATATAGATATTCAAGTTTTAGAAGAAATTAGGTAATGAACCTTCTTTGAATGTTGTTTCCAATACTTTGTATGTGTCACGTATCTTTGGTAAATCATGAATCTTTGCTTCTGTTAATTTCTTATTTCTTCCGAAATATGATTTTACAATGGCTAATAATTCGTCCATACGTCCTGCTTTATGGAACTCTATACCCATATATTTCACTTTATTCATAAGTTCTTCATATTCCGCAATCTTATCTTGTGCAATGGTTCTGATTGTTTCTTCAGTGTTTTCATTATCATTTACACCTTTGATAGTTGGTTGCACGGTTACAATGTCAGTCGGATTATAAAAATGTTCAGTTGACGGTGGAACAATCCATTTGCCATCAGAATATAATCCGTTTTGTTTGACCCAAATATCCCACGGTGTATATGTAATTCTTGAAGCATCGCCTTCTTTTTTCTCTTCTTGTGGTTCGTAATGAATCAACCCTGCATCTCGTAATAACGCTTTATGGTGACCATATTTAGTACGTTTAATTTTCAATTCTGCACGAGCGGTTTTCACTGGAAACACACAATAGTATTGACCATCAGAGTTGATAAAACTTGTGTCACCTTCATTTATATGTGTGCTTCTCGATAAGCTGATCTTGTTTGCAATTCCACCGTACAAAACAACAGCGGCATGTCCACCACGTATATCGTCCATGATACGGTCATCGGTAAACATCGTTTGATACATTTTGTAAAACTTCTTTTGGTCGAAATCAGGATTTTTTAAATAATTTTCTTTAGTTGTCATTTGTACAAACTCCCTTTTTAATTGTTTATTTTGTGGTTACTCCTGTGAGTTGCTTCATATCATTACTGAATGCAACTGTATTTAAAAATACATAAACTTCATATTTTGGTGTCTTCCAATTTGGTCTTGTTTTAGTAGGAACATGACCTCGTTTTGCTAATTCATTTGCTAGAGATTTCTTAAAAACATCAACGTACTTCATTTAAATGCCTCCTTTTAATAAGTAGAATAAGAACCCGATTTTAACGGATTCTTATTTGATTTGTTGTTTTAATTTAATTACATCTAGACACAATAGAACGTTTAATCCGAACAGTTGTGTAATCCCACCAGTATGATTTAATTCAATATCGCCTGTAAATGCTCCATACAGTGCCATTGTTAAACCGATTAAACTAAGCGTCCAACCTAAAAATTTCATAATAATTATTTCCTCCTATTTAATAGTTTTGAATATTAATATTCAATTTTCCCTGCTTTTTCAAATCCGCACGAACCAATTGTTCGATGTAAACACTTCTGTTGAAACCTAATTCTTTCGCTCGTTGTTCCGCTAGTTTTCTAATTTCTGTATCTATTAATAAACTTACTTGAATTTTTTTGTTCATATAAATGCTCCTTTTTATCGTTATAAAATATATATACAGTGCTCGTACAAAACGAAAGAGGTTACTGCATATTTTTTATATGTTTTTCGAATGCACTACCATTATATTGAGAAGTTTCAAATTGTAAGGTGCCAATTGATATTTTGTTGAAATTATTTTTCTCTTCATTTATATAAAGGTTTTCAAAATCCAAAAAGGGAAAGCGATAGCGAGGAAAACGCCAGTTTTCTGAGGGTAAATGTAAGTATTGTTTTATAAGTTTAGTTACTAAGTATTGTTTTATAAGTTTAGTTACTAAGTATAGTTTATATAAGTATAGTTAGTGCTCACTTGGTGACCTACTAGGTGTTCACCATATGACCTAGAGGGTGTTCACTCAGTAACCTACTAGGTGTTCATGTGGTGACCTACTATAAAAACAGGGTGTTCACTACGTGACCTACTAGTTAAATGGCGTGATTTCTTCTTGTCAGTAGGTTCGAGAGGGATATATAATGAAGTTATTAAATTACCAATATATGGAAGGTGAATCGAATGAAAAGACAAAGCGTACATTCAGCAATTTCCGCTCTAACGACTATATTTTATGGACACAAGGACAAAGAATTGGGGATTGCAACTTTAGAGTTTTACATAGAACATGGGTTATTAAATGATAGAGAATTACTGGCGAAGATATTCGAAGAGACAAGAAGTTGTGACATATTGCATTTAATCAAATTGTTCGATGTGATGGCTGCTGAACGAATTGAGGACATCTTGAGAGGTGTTAAATCCTGAGGTAATTTCAAATTACCTTAAATCCCAAGGTCATTCGAGATGACCTTCAAAGTCGTTTGTACCGACTTTCAACATCGGTGGCAACGATGTTAGATTCAATCATAAACAAAAGAACCATAACTTTATTAAGGTTATGGTTCAAATCATTGCTTTTTATTTTGCATTAAATGAAAAAATAGACTGAACTTTATTTAAGTACATTAAAAAAGTTCCTTTTACATCATTAAAATGAGTAGCAAGCGCAATATCACCACTGAATGATGTGAAATATGTTAATCCAGTTGCTTTAACAAAATGTTTAACACTGACAAGCATTAAGATGACCTCCAATAGTTAATTTATACTGATTATAACAAATATATTGTGCTTGAAAACAATTTTTAAGGAGAGATACCATGAACGACGTATACATATTACAAAAATTTGATAAACGAGAATTTGCGAGAAATGAAATTTTGGTTACTTCAGAAGCCATTGAGATACTTGGTATTAGTCGTTCACGTATGAATGTGCTATTGAAAAAAGGTCAACTTGAACCCATCAAACGGACATTAGGCGTTAATTTATTTTTACGTGATGACATTATGAATAAAAAGGAAGAACTCATAAGGAAACGCAAGCAATACGGTTATAGGAATGGTTGATTAAAACTATCAAATTACTAAAAGGGGAATATGATATGGGAATTAAAATGATTTACAAAAAAACACTTGCTATGGATTTGATAAAAGCGGGTCATGATTTGGAGTACACGACACGTAATAGGAAGAATAAAAAATACCAGTGTTACGCTTTTGAAGATTCAGTGGAATTGAGAAAGAGCATTGCACGGATAAATAATCAAAGTTACAATGGATACCCAACAAGCAATGAAACGGAATAGGAAAATATTAATATCGGAACGAACAAAGACGATCTTGTTATTTCTGTCAGTTGTAATAATGATGATGATGTTTATATTTCAAGTGTGGAATAATTTATTTGCCAAAGATAATGAAACAAAGCGGATTGAACGAGAGCGTGAAGAAAGACGGATTCAACGTGAAGAATGGTTAAAGAATATGAAATGAGAGGATGCCCCGCTATAAGGCATCCTTTTGTTATTTCAAAGGACTCCCTGTCGTAGGGCTCCCTCTAAAGAGGTCTTCTAACTAGCGGTTATTGTGCTCGTTATTCATTGTCTATAGTAAGTAAAAGACCTTCTTCAACTTTTCTTAATTTAATTTTTTCTAAAGTATCCACACTTCCTAAATTTAAAACAACATCACTGATGTCACCAAGATTTGCTGTTAATGAATCACCATCTACAGGATGTGAAGTTATAATGCGATATTCTTTTTGTGATTTGAAAAAGTTTCTTTTATAAAAGAATGCTTGAGTCATATCTTTTTCATAATCTTCTTCTTTGAGAGGAGATTCTGTATGTTCATCAAAATATTTGACACGACCACGATAAGCATGAATATTTTTTTCTTGCAAAGCATTGTGCAATCTATCAAAAAATGCTTTTTCATCCGTTATCAATACTGGTATTCTACCAGGAAATTCTTTTTTCAAATGTTCTATTATTTCACTTTTTATTTTATCTGTATTTTCATCAATGTGTTCCATATCTTCTTCAAGAATACCAGTAAAACAAGTTAATTGAAATTGACGTACTTCTTCATATGTTTTAGCAAAGAATCCTTTAGTAACATTTAATTTGTGCATTTGCCCACCTGGGAGCCCAATACTAATTACCCCTTTTGTCGGGTCAAAATGTCGAAAATGAGACCCTTCATGTTTATCGCCAATCCCTTTATTGCCATGCTTTTTTTCTAAGTCGATAAAATATCCTGTATTTTTGAAATACAAATTCCCATCTAAGAACATTTGAGCGTATTCTGGTTCAAAAAATTTGATTAGTATCGCAAACACCCCTTTTCCGATTTATTCCATTATATCACAAATTGTAGAATGTACGTTCTAATTTTGGACGTGCATTTTAGCGGTGCATACCTATTTTTCATTTATATATGAAGAAACTCGACTCAGGAAAATAATTTTAAAAAAGTTTCGGTTTCTGCCTTACAATTCGTACGAACTCAATATAATAGTCGTGTAAACAACGACATCAAAAAAACGTCGTAAAAATAAAACAAATAAAACACACGGAGGAATTACTATTATGACAACTGTAACGAAAGAAATTTTAAACGCATTAAAGGTAGAAACAAAATTGGATTTAGGGATTTTTAGTGAATTATCATTTCCTAAACAAAAAATGATGTTTAACAAATTGGCATTGATTGATGAAATTGAAAAAGGATTTGTAACAGATGAAGGCAAAACAAAAAAATACATTCAACTAATCGAATTAATGTATGAATGGTCTGTTGATAATCCACATGATGTTACACATGAATTAATGTTTACTATTGGAATGATTGAACTACGTAGTAGCGGTCAAGGTCGTTCAGGGAAATGGATTGTTGACTGTATAGATGATGAATTGTATTTAAACGGTGAAAAATTCGATGGTTCGATTCCAAATTTATTGAATTTCATCGAAGCGGAAATTTTGATACATCACGTTTAATTCAAAATACATGACCGTTGACTCGATGAGTTGGCGGTCAATAAAACAAAACAAAAAACAAATTATAAAAATCGAGGAGAAGATCATAATGAAAAATTTAAATGAAATGAAAACAATGGAAGATATTTTAACAGTATTGGAAGAAGCAACTAGTGGGATGAACAACTCTGAAAAATTGTCAGATGCTAAGGAAGAAGAAATTATTCACAAATCACAACTACGTGATGAAATTAAACAAGGATTCATTACAGATGTAGAAAAAGCAAAAAAATGGTTTGAATTAATTGAATTAATTTATACATGGGCACTCGATGATAAATTCGAATACAATATCGCTCACGTATTAATATTCGACGAAGGAGAACTTCGAATTTACACAAGTCATGAAGGCTATCAAGAAGACGTTGATGTTGATTTCGTAAATGGACAATTACTTTTAGATGGTGAAACTTTGGAAGAATATGATTTTCTTGGTGGAGATAAAGAAGGTTCAATTAATGTCCTTATGAATGTGCTTGAATTTCGTATTATGGCACACGATGAATTTTAAGATACATGACCGCTCGTCGCACTATGACGAGTGGTTTTCACTAAACGTCGTATTTTGACGTATTTCGTATTTTACCGTATTCACGATAAATAACATTTGAATGAATTTAAAATGCGATACAAACGAAACTGAACGGTCAAATTTTCGTGATTTGATAGATTTAAATGATATATTACCAAAAAATAGTATAAAATCGAAAGGGAAATTAATATGAGGAAAAGAGAAAATAAATCGAATCACACATTGTATTCTACATGGGATAACATGATGAGACGTTGCCATGTAGAACATCATCCAAATTACAAATATTATGGCGGAAAAGGAATAATAGTTGATGAGCGTTGGCACGACTTTGATAATTTTGTATATGACATTGATAATCATATGCTCAATGGACATTTACTATATCAAAAAGGGTATCATTTGGATAAGGATATTAAAGGCGGTAAAATTTACAGTTTGAGAAATTGTATGGTTATAACCGCCGAAGAAAATAAAAGATTAGGTGTCGCCAATAGAAAGAGACGAATTTTTGCAATCAAGGACACGGAGCAAATCGAATTTGAATCCGTAACATTTGCCAGTGAAAAATTGAAAATATCAAAAAGAACCATTCAACTTATTTTAAAATCTGGTAGGAAAACAAGGTCGGGTTATACCTTCCGATATGTTGGTTAA